ACGGAAATAACAGTGCAAGCAGAAGGAAATCATAAACCGCTGATGTTTAAAGCACCGTGAGTGTTGTATAGGGGAAAGCCTCAAAACCCCTAAGTTAACTTTGAGAGGCACCATAAAAGGTAGTTAACTATTCGTAAAACACACGTTGTTGTCGACGTGGTAAACCACGACCGCGACCGCGGCCACGGCCACGACCACGAGGTGGTCCAGATGGACGACCACGACCTGAATTTGTTACCATTAAAGTTGGTAATGGACGACGACGAAAGTCACCATCACCAGTGTAACGACGCATAGATGGAACCGAATTGTATCGTCGAGGTGGTGGACGGCGGCCACCACGAGTTTGTGTACTACGACGATTACGGTTTGTGTTAGCAAGTGTAAGTGCATCAAGACGACGTTCGATGCTATTAAGCTTCTTGATCTCGTCTTTGTTCTCACGAACAATCTTCTTTTCAATAGCTGGAGCAGATTCTTTCTCACCAGTAACCTGATCAGTAAAGCCACGGAGAAGTAACTTACCGGCACCTTTAAGCAGAGTACCAACGAAATTATAACGAGCAGGCATGCCATCTTTAAGCTCGTAAAATTTGTCCATTAGTTCCTGCATAAGTGCAACACTTGGTTTGGGACCTAATTTAATAAGCCCAGACCATGGTGAAGCAGGAGATGGTTGGACCTCGTAACCAGTATAGTACTTACGTATGATAAGTTGTGGCATGGTGGAAGCTGATTGGTTGGTGTTGTAAGACAAACCAGCATAATGGATCCAGGTCCATGTCATATCTTTCGACCACAAAACATCCTTAGCGGTGTAATCACTAAGGGCAGAAGTGGGTGTGCCAAGAGGAATGTTGGTGTGTAAAGGCACATAATGACTAACATTAGCATTATCAAAAAAGAAGATAAAGCAAGCATACATGAAACCTGGTGAAATGGTTGAAGAAGAAGCCATGGTATTACCACCAGTAAGCCATTCAGGTGAAATAGTATTTAAGCGATGCACAGAAAAAGTGCCTTCCAAAGCTTTACCACCATAAGAACGTAACGATGATTGAAGTGTTTGACTGAGGGAAGGCACAGAAATGCCAGCACCAGAACCGACATTACCCATATTAATAATTTGGATGCTTGTGTCTGGATCAATATCAAAACCTTGGTCACCAGATGCACCTAATACTTCACAAATTTCTGCACGAATGTAACGAGGAAATTTGAAATAAGGGTGTGTTTTGTCGGCGATACGACTATAGGGAACACGCTGGTGATTTGAACGAACGAAACCGATAAAATGCTTCGGGTTATCAGCAGCCAAATTTTCAAGAGTGCCAGCAAATAAAATAGAAGGCACAAATTGGTAAACAGTAACAAAACCAGTGTTGTTAAACATAGTTGCGTTCAAATAAGTAGTAAGTGAACGAAACACTGGTCGAAATACCTGTGCATCTTCATGAAAGTTGCTTGTGTTGTACAAATCTTGCACATCATTGTTATTATAGTCTTGGCTCCATGTTTGACCGTCCGTTGTAAAAAACGAAAAACAAAGATTAACCAGACCATTAGGCACAAGAAAAGCAACTTCAGCAGGTGGTGGAGTAACGGCAGCAATAGCAGTACCGATGATGGTATAGACGGTATTTTGCATTTTCAAGTTACGCCATTCAAGCAACACTTGTGAACGTGCATCGTTGGTAGGAATACCCAAAAAACCAGGAACAGCCGAAGGTGGATGTAAGCACTTTTGAATAAAAGCACGAGCAGGATCGACAACTGGAGTCTGCGTTTGGACTTCATTGTCGTTTTGCAACCGACCAAAAAGGTCAGGATCAACTTGGTTAGCAGTAGCTTCCATAACGTGTGAAAAATAACTAAAAACATGCAAGTAGGTAGAAGATTGCATGAAAATATAAGAAATTTAAGGGAAAATGATGTTAACCTTGGGAACTTATCGTAGTTGAACGGGTTTTAAAAGTGTGTCCTTCACTAATATTAAATTATGAACTGATGACTGGAAGTACAACAGGTTGTAAATCAGTGTACTTAATACGATGAGCAGTTATCAAAAAATCAAACAAAATAGAACACATGTTAAAATTAATATTGTGTTTACAATAAAATTGTGAAAGTGCATAACAGCCGAAATTTTTTTGATATTCATTTTTAACGACTGAACAACGTGAAGCAGTAGAGAGTTTACTCTCTTCAAAATGACCTTGGGAACGATAAATGCGGCCGATAAATTTAGCAGCAAAACGCACAACATCAGGAAAAAAACCATGTGGTGTTAAAATAAAACCAGCAAAATCACCTATATGACCAGTGTGATTTTTAATGACATGACCAGTAGTTTGCAGAAAAGCAGTACCAATAACACCAAGAGTTGAATGTTTTGAATTGACCGCAGAATCATCACCTTTAAACAGTGACATGTATTCGCATGTAAAGCGCTTAATAGCATAAGTCATAGACATGTTACCGATAGTATTTTCACAAATAGTAAATGGGTTACCAGAGAATTGTTTTTCATCACCTATAAGAACGGTGCGAATAGTTTTAGTCATAATAACCATTTTCCATTTTGAACGAAATAAGGTGAACCATGAAGCGAGCCAAATTGGACAACCTAATGCATCAAGTAAAGTGCTGGTAAGTTGTTGAAAAACAGTGCGGAATTTAGTATCCCACTCACTAACATCAGAACAATCCCAAGTGTTGTCGGGTGGGGCACCAGTGATAATAGATGTGTATTCATCATTTAATTCTTCATCACTATCAAAGCAAGCGAGTATAACATGACGATTGTTAAGGCGTATAATGTCGCGCACTTTATGCAAAAGTGCACGAGCATAAACAGAAAGAATAACATTAACTCTCTTCGTCATAGAAGCAATACCCTGACCAACTTTATCGCTAGTGTCAAAGCCTTCTTCACATTTGAACTTTGTTTGTTGCTTGTTAACAAAAGTTAAAAACTCTTCATGTTCATTGAACTCTTCTGACAGTTCACGAATAGCAGCAGCACCTTGTGTTGTAGAAATTTTCTTTTGAAGTGCAATTAAAAATTCTTTGTAATGGTACTTCAATTCTAAATCGGTACAATATAATTGTTTCTTAACAGTGGACCAAGAAGTGCGAGAACCAGAAACGCCATAACTAAATCCTTCAATTAATTGAGACAAAGTTAGAGCACAAGCACGTGCGCCCATTGTAGGTAATTTTTGAGAGTAACGTTTGATTAAAGTACGAGTAGTTTCACGTTGGTCACCAGAAAATTGATTAATAACTAATGGGACTTCTGGTAGTAAACGATAGCCACGGAAAGATCTGTGTTGTTGACTAATATTAATGGGATCAACACGTAAAGAGTTACTTTCAAGTTGTGGCAAAACATCAGGTTCAATAAAAGCAACGAAACCAGATTGTTCATTAACTGGTTGCAAAACATTGGTCAACAAATGAGCAGCAACATCAGATGATGTTTCAATTTTAGCGAGTTCATCAGAGTGCTGTACAATGATCGAATGTTTTGGATTCTCAATTATATTCGGATAATAATCTTGAGAAAGTTTGACATGAGATATTTCTTCATAAGTTCGAACAAG